GGTAAGCCTATCCCTAGGGACCCCAACAACTTCAACTTCAACCTGCACTTCGATGTTCGCGAGTTGGACAACGAGTTTGTCGAGAAGAAGCTCCAGGCGATTTCTCAGTTCGTCCTGCCTGAAGACACCATGGGTATCGTGGATCGCACCAAGTTGATTCGCAAGAAGCTCCAAGTGATCGATCCGTCATTGGCTGATGAGCTTGTCATTCAGAACGCAGAAGCCAGTCAGGCAATGTTTGAGGAGGTCAACTCTCAGGTGGCATACATGGCCCTTGGTAACTCGCCTTCTAAGCTGGTCGAGAATGACCCAGCGGCTGCTATTAAGATGCAGTTCTTGCAACAAATCATTCAGAACAATCCGAAATACCAGCAGCAACTTGAGGCTGACCAACAGTTCCAAGAACTGCTGAAAATGTATTCTCAGAACCTTAACATGAGTGTGATGCAACAACAGAATAAGCAGATCGGACGATTGGGGGTAAATCCAAATGCCTGAACAAGTGTTTGAATACCCAGAGGAATTGTTGAGGGCCTTTTCCCTGCCAGAGGAACACCCTGTCCGACAATCTATCTTCTGGATCTTGGATGAAGCAGCCCAAGCAGATGTTAATCTGATTACATTGCCCGAGGCCAACGATTCAGAGAGACATTTTTGTGCTGGCAGACTGGCTGCAATTCAAGACCTGCATTCAGAGTTTAAGTCGATCTTTGAATCGGCCAACCGTAGCAACGAAGAAATAGGGGTTGACACCTAAATAAACTTTGCGACGGTTTTTTTGACCTTGTCCGAGGTTAACTATAGGCCCCTGGGGTGCCTTGAACTCCTGACTTCTCGGTAGCTTGCGACCGTTAACAGCATGGACAATCCTGATATTAAGCCGGAGGAAAACCAAGCCTCTGGGGAAGAGACTCCACTTGGTGGCATGGACGCATTGAGGGATGCTATTTCTGCATCATTAACACCTCAAGAAGACGCTCCTACAAACACAGAAGAGACACCCGCTCCTGAACCTCCAGACGATGCATTGCAGCAGGTCGAAGAGAGTGTTCAGGAAGAACCGGAAGACCCTCAGAGGGAGACCGGGTGGCAGAAGCGAATAAACAAACTGACCGCTCAGAAGCGTGAGTTGGAAGAACAACTTCATGAGATGCGTCAGGAACAATATGAGCTGAAGCAATCCCAGAAACCCAAAGAGGAGAGTAGTATCTCTGAAATGGTAACTCAGGCCGACACCTTCGATGACTTGGAGAGGCTTGAGGATGACGCATTAGCTGCTGAACGATGGGCAAAACGTAGCCTTAGTCGTTACAGGCGTGACCCTGAATCTGTTGAAAAAGAAATTGAACAGAAGGTAGGGGGCAACATGCCTGAAGACGTCGAGGTATGGCTGGAAGACTTAGCACTCAACGCAGAATTTAGCCGCGAGTCAGACATTCCGAAAAGACGAAAGCAAATCGAGCAGCAGGCACGATCTTTTGAATTCGCTGTAACCAAATACCCTTGGTTGCGCGATCCGAAAAACCCAGCGAGGGCGTGGGTGGATCAGGTCAAACAGGCCAACCCTGGAATTAAAAACCTCCAGGATGTGGACCTGTATTTAGCGAGGGCCTTGGTCGGCTTCTATGTAGAACAGGAGCAGGCCGCAAAGGGGACCAAGCAAAGTAGGACCCCAGATCCAACTCCACAACCAGGGAGACCAGCGGCTACCAAGCCTGCTGTCAGTGATTTGGAGCAAAAGATGAAGTCAGCCAGGGACAGGGTTTACAAGACAGGTTCTAGGGATGGTCTGAAAGATTGGATCAGAGCTGCTGCTAAAATCTAAACAAACAAAGGATTATTCATGGCAATGCTATTTGAACGAGGTCTTAATAACGCATCTCCCCAAGTAGGAAAAAGGGAGGACTTATTAGATTTAATTACACGGGTGGACGAAAAAGCGACACCCTTCATGGCCCTTGTAAACAAGGGTTCCACCCCACGGAACACTTACATTGAGTGGCCTGTTGACGCATACGCAGACCCTTCTCTGGGTGGCACGGTAGACGGGACAGACGTTTCGTCTTACGACAACCACGCAGCAAATCGGGCTATCATTTCAAGCTACCTTCAAACCTTCCGTAAGGCCTACCAAGTTTCGCGCTTGGCCCAAGAAGTGTCTGATGTTGCTGGTCTTGGAACTGGTAACGAAATTGCAGAAGCTTCTGCTAAAGCAGGCGTTGAGCTGGTCCGCAACATGGAAGCAACTCTGCTGTCTGACCAAGAGCATGACGCTGATGACGGAACCAACCCTTACCTGCTTCGCGGCTTAGGCGTGTGGATTCGTGACACCGCTCAGATCACCTCTGCTGGATTCGGTTCCATTGGTGGCCAAGGTGGAGGTCATCAAGTCCCTGCTGCCTATCGACCAGCAGCAGCTCAGATTAACGGAGACCCCACTGCGAACATCACTGAAAGTGATATCCAAGCAATGCTGCAAAGCATTTGGTCTGCAACTGGCATGACTGGTGATTACAAGTTGTTTGCCGACGCAACCCTGCGACGCGCATTCACCGACTTTACCAGGACGATTGCTACCGCTGGATACAGCCAACGCAGCTTGAACTACGACGGTGACGGCACCCGCATCAGCAACACCACCACCATCTTCGATGGTGACTTTGGTTCTGTTGAAGTGATTGCTGATAACTTCATCGGATTCAACGCTCCAGGTTCTTCGGACCACACATCAAACGGGTCCCGCCAAGAAGCTGGTCGTGGATATCTTTTGGATATGGACATGATTGATCTCCGTGTCTCAAAGCAACCAACCATAGAAAAATTTGAGGACCAAGGTGCTGGCGAGCGGTTCCTGATTGAGGGACGAGCTGCATTGCAAGTTCGGAACCCAATCGGTCTTGGACAGTTCAGTCCTGCGCTGACCCCATAACATTTTGCTCTAGGTAACTAGGGCAAAAACCAACCCTCGGACGCGGGGGGAGCTGAGTGGCTCCCCCCATTTCCGGGGCCAATTTAAAGAACATGTCCGACTACTCAGAACAACTCAGAGATAAACTGGCCAGAGAGCATTACGAAGGCTACCACAAAAGCCATGGTGAAGCTGCTGCCAGACAGCGCGAGATTGCTCGTCAAAACCAAAACCGCAAATCTGTTGACGGTATAGGCAAGCCCATCATGGAAGTAGACTCCAAGGTCTATCATGAATGGACGCGAAAAGAAGGCAAAGAGATCTGGAAAGATCCTTCCTTCCGCAAATACATCTCTGAGAAAAATCCTGAGCTAAAGGTAAAGTCGGGTGGCACTGGGAGGACCCAGGTAGGGTATGGCTCTTAGCCCATTAAACTACGGACGCATCCTTGG